CTAACGAAACTGCTGTACTTTGGGTATCTAAAAGTGATTGGGTATTAGACGCAGACGCAAACACAGAAGTATACTTATATTACGATTCTGCTCATGCAGACAATACTGATAGGGTAGGAGATACAAATAGTGTAGTTGCAGAGAGTGTTTGGGATAGTAGTTTCAAGATGGTTCAGCACATGGCAGACGGTGCATCAACTTCGGCTACCTATGATTCTACTAGCAATGATAACGACGGAACGAAGAAAGGGGCAGCAGAGCCAGCCGTTACTACTGGTGAGATTGGAAATGCACAAGACTTTGATGGAAGTGATGACCGTATAAATATTACAGATTCTACTGACTTTGACTTTACTACTTCTGAAGACATGACCCTTGAGCTTTGGTTCAATGGGAACATCAATGATAATGTTGTTCTTTTGAGGCAGGGTGGTGGAGGGGCAGATAATTATTTTCCATTATTCTTTCTTCAAATAGCGACAGGTGGTTATGTTGAATTTGGACTTAGTGGAGAGACTGATGGAGCTGACTTCACAAAAATTACTGGTTCTACTGATAGAACTGACAATTCTTGGCACTATCTTGCTGGCGTGAGGAATACAACAGACGATAAAATATATCTCTACCTTGATGGAGCTTCTGAGGCAACGGCGGTAACAGATGGAACGACTGCAACCATAAACTCAACTAACTATCTAACCATTGGTTGCTATAATTTTGGTGCTGGAAACTATGCAGGATTTTTTACTGGTTCTATAGATGAAACAAGAATTTCAAAGGCTGCTCGTTCAGCTGCCCATATTAAAGCTAATTACTACACACAAACAGATGCTCTAGTAGCTTGGGGTAGTGAAGAGACATCTAAAACAACTTACACTAAAACATCCCAAGTCAAGGCAAGGGTTACTCAAGCCGATCAATCAGCTACAGCTCAAGCAAAAGGACGGATAGAGCAATTAGGAATTTCGAAAATATCTCAAGCAAAAGCGAGGGTGAGTCAAAATGACAACATACAAACTAATCAAACTCAAGGAAGAATAAAGAAAACAATAACAGTTTACCTATAATAATATGGCCGATACTGGCTGGAAATCTCCGACAGCAACAGGAGGAACACATAACGACTATACAAATCCGACCAATGCTTATAGTAGTAATAATAATTACGCTACGAGACTAATGGCTGACGGATCTACTTATAGACAAAGTTATAGTGATTTTGCATTTGGCATTCCGGCTGGAGCAACAATTAATGGTATTGAAATGTCAATTGAGGGTTACGGAAGTGTTCAAATCTCATTACCACATTATATATATTCAACAAGCGCATCCGGAACAGGTACAAAATATAAAACATATCTAGTCTCTCCAGGAGACACGGAGGTAGAGGGAGGTCCAACTGATTTGTGGAGCAAGACATGGATAGCAACAGATTTTTCGGACGGAAACTTTTATATGTATCTTCAGACTAGCGCTAGTGGTACGGACGGGATTACAGTGTACGATGACCATATTCAAGTAAAGGTTTATTATACAGAAGAACTTACGAAAACGGTTACAGCAAAAGCAAGAATGGGCCAGGCGGGAATTTCTATGTCTATGGGCGCGAAGGCGTTGATAGTGTCAGCAGGGGACAGAGGCGCAAGAGCTAGAGTTAAGCAGGCCGATATAATAGGAATATCATCTGCGAAAGCAAGAGTTAAAACAGAAGATATTAGTCAAACTATTCAGGTTAAGTCTAATATTCTTAATGAGAGTGGACCAAAAACGATTCAAGCGAAAGGGCGCGTTAAAACCATCGAAACCGAAACAGCCCAAACTAAGGCCAGAATAGAACTCCAGTCTCAACTAGAAACGATCCAGTCAAAAGGACGAGTTAAGACGATCGAAACAAAAACGATTCAATCTAAAGCACGAATAGGATCTTCAAGTATTAAGGGCATCCAGGCAAAGGGAGATATTAAAAAGTTCGGACAGTCGGCAACAGTTCAGACTATGGCCGATATCAAACACATTGCAGTCTCGCAAACAGCTCAGGCCAAGGCTAGAATTGAATTATCAAACCTAAAGACCTTACAAGCTAAAGGACGCGTAAAAGTAGCAGATCAATCGCAAACAGCTCAGGCCAAGGCTAGAATTGAATTATCAAACCTAAAGACCTTACAAGCGAAGGCTAGAATTGAGTCTCTGAACCTAAAGACCTTACAAGCGAAGGCCGATATTAAACACATTGCAGTCTCGCAAACATCACAAACTAAAGGACGCATTGAAATAGCAGATAAATCGCAGACAGCCCAAGCTAAAGCTAGAATCGAGGCATTAAACTTAAAAACCACTCAAGCGAAAGGGCGCGTTAAAATAGTAGATCAATCGGTAGAAATTCAAGCAAAAGGAAGGATAGAACAATCAGGAGTTTCGGCCACAGCTCAAGCTAAGGCTAGAATCGAATCGTCAAACATTAAAACCACTCAAGCAAAAGGAGATATTAAAAAGTTTGGACAATCGGCCACAGCTCAAGCTAGAGCCAATATCGAGTCTTTTGACGTGAAGACGATCCAAGCTAAAGGACGCATTAGAACAGTAGATCAATCAGCAACAATTCAAGCAAAAGGAAGGATAGAACAATCAGGAGTTTCTGGAACAGTTCAGACGAAGGCTGACATTAAACAACTAGATCAATCCGCCACATCTCAAGCGAAGGCTAGAGTCGAGGCACTAAACATAAAAACGATTCAAGCTAAGGGGAGCGTAAAAGTAGAAGATCAATCAGCTACAGCTCAAGCTAAAGGACGCGTAAAAGTAGCAGATCAATCGGTAGAAATTCAGGCAAAGGCTAGAATAGAAAGTGTAAGTATATTAAAAACCATCCAAGCCAAGAGTCGCATATTAACTCTAGGCAACATATCAACCGCTATGTCTAGAGGGCGAATAGAGCAAGAAGGAGTAATAAGAACGATTACCGCTAAGGCAAGTATATGGGCTTTCAGACAAGGATATGTTACAATGAAAGGGGAAGATGATTTTGCAATGAGAAGTGATGAGGATTTTGCAATGGACGGAAACGATCAAAATGGAATAGTATCTTTAGATGATAATAGAATATTATAAATATGATAACATCTGCATTTATCTCCGTTTTAAGGAGAAGATACCACGACCTGCCTGTCAAGCATGAAGATATAAGGACCGGCGATGGTTCGTCAACAATTTATAAGACAAAATTCGCTCCAATTAAAGAGGGAAGCTTTAAGTTATATATTAATAATGCACTTCAGGCTGCGAGTGGATATTCGATAGATTTAGATACTGGTGATTTGGTATTACAGTCTGCAACGAGCGCTGTTATAAAACCACAATATCAAGAAGTCAAGTTTAGAGATCAGCATTGGCTCGAGACTATTCAAAGTTCTGTAGATTCATTAGGAGATCAATTCTATAAATCAGTAGTTGGTGATCCGACAGCAATGACCTTATCTGCGAATATACAAGCGTATAATTGCCCATCAACATGTATCAGACTTACTGAAGTTTTGCAGTCTGACAATCACACAACTTCTGGTTCATGGACAAAGTTATCAATAAATAAAAGATACGATCGTCGCTCTAATAAATTAATTATTGGCGGTAAACCAACAACTGCAAATTATCTTCTTATTTCATATTTAAGAAGAATCACTAGACCGACAGCAGTTACCGATGTACTAGATGTAGAAAATAACTGGCTAGAATTACTAGAGCTTAAATCTGGAGCTAACTTTCATAGATCGATGGCTAGTAAGATCGCTCTTCAAGGAAACGCAACAGTTGAAGAAGGACATCTTTCAATGGCTCATTTGCGCATATTGGCAAATGACAATGAATCAATGTACGAAAACCTAAAGAAGACACTAAAACCTGTTATGCCTGCTTCAGAGATACCATACTATATCAATGGAGGAGGTTATATTTTCTAACATGGCAGCTACTGGAGTTAGAGACAAATACCATATTGCTGTTAATAGCAAGGGTTATATGTTAAGAGGTGCACCAGATCGCCCCGCATATCAGAAAAGCATCGTCCCATCTCAAATAGATAGACTGGCAATTTCAGACCTTGCTTATTCGGATTTCTCCGGACAAGGTCTATTTTATTTAGCTCAAACAGATTGGAGCGCAGGAGTGAAAAGTGAAAAAACATGGAGAGATGATGCAAAGTATTGGTATTCAACAAATATTGATACTTATTCAGAGCAAGGATGCATTCAATTAGAAAAACAAGTGGTACTAGAAGATGGACTTTCTGAAGTTGCTATTTGTGGAACAGTAGCAGAAGTTGATGATGCTATAAGTGAATATATAGGATGTGAAGATGACGGATCTGGAAATGTAAAAATATATAAAGAATCTGCTGGATCATGGAGCGACATAGCTGGAACCGACTTTCATACAAATCAGAATTCTTGTACTCAGCTATTTGGACATAAGAATCTTTTATATGCCACAACTATTGGAATTGGAGATTTAGACGTCGTTGCATCTTACGATGGAACTTCCTGGACAGATCATTCCGCAGCTATTATTACAGCAAGCACACTCACGTCTATAAAAGGAGCAAGAGGATTTTGTGAATTATCTGGGACATTGTACGTTCTCGTTAATGACTACCTAAATGAGGAATCTGCAATAATGTCAACAGTAGATAATGGAACAACATGGGTAGAGGAATTACATATAGCCAGCACTAAAACTCCAAATTCAGCAGCAGTATATAATAGTAAAATATATTATATACTATCTACAACTAATTTAGCGGAACTAAGAGCGTTCGATCCATCAGATTCGTCTGATATTTTAATAAAAAAGTTTCTAGGATCAAGTATGACAAATACTGGTGTGGGAGATAAATACTTATCAGAGTATGGCGGAAAACTAATAATAACAATTCCAGACAAAAAGATTTATGAATATGACGGATCTGCGATAACTGAAATATGGTCACGAGACGATGATAAATATAGCATAACTGGAAATGTTGCAGAGGGTATTATACATTATGGAGCAACGGAATATGATGATAAATTGCATTGGGGGAATCTAATATATGATGGAACAGCGTTTTATAATTGGAAGCAGCCTCTTGGAGACGATAGTGACTACTATTTATTCTTACTATACGTCAACCAGAGTGGATCAAAAAGATTGCTTAATACATCAGATAAATCTTATGTCTTTGAAGATGCTACAACATACAAAACAACACTAGCTAAGAATTATTTAGTATTTAATGAAATGGCCCCGGTGGCGTCTCTTGATAAACTTCTTAATAGCGTAACTATTATTTTCGATAAAATGGCAACTGGCCAATCGATAAAATTAGAATACTCAATAGATGGAAGAAGCACATGGGTAGCTGCCGGAACTCGTTCATACTCAGCTTCTGATAGCGATACTAAGAAAGAATTTATAATTCCAGGAAGCGTAATTTTCAATAAGATCTGGTGGAGAATATCATTAGACGGAAGCGCGACAACTCCAAAAATTAGAGATGTTATTATGTCATATAAACCAATGCCTGACTTCAAAAATAGATGGTCATTGGGACTGAATTTCTCTGATAGCGTAAAACTTTTGAATACCCAACAAGATCAGAGAGAAGGAGATGAGATGAATTCAGAACTTTGGAACGAAAAGTTCACAAAGCAAAAAGTTGTTTTCGAAGATATTGATTATGCAGAATGTACAATAGTTTCCGGAATAACTTCTGCAAGCACATCAGCTTTGATAAGTAGTAGCGGAAGGTTCCCTAGGCAAGGAAGAGTAAGGGCAGTATCAGGAAGTGTAGCAGAGGAAATGTATTATACGTCGGCTACGACTAACAAGATCCTGGGACTTAATAGAGGACAAAGAGGAACTACCCCTCGCGCATATTCCGCAGCTCAACAATTAGACAATGGCTATGATGTTTATGTCGAAGACATCAGAACGAACATTAATTTCACAGACGAAAATAAAACAGAATCCATAGCTCAGGTTCTTTTATTGGAAGCATAAATATATGTCAATATCAACTGGTCCAAAAAACGTATTACCATTGAAGAAAATCGATAAGATTGGATCTTCAATGAAGGTGATGGCGAAAAAGGCAATTAAAGGAATTAATAACAATACCTTTAGTTCAATCCTTATTCTATTAATAATAATATCTGGAATAGGAGAATCAATGGGACGAGATTATAGTTGGAAATGGTATTTAATTGTATTTGTAATCCTTTCTTCTTATGTAGCAGATTGGATTTTGACTAAAACTAAAAAAGAAAATGGATAATCCAGATATGATTCAAATATTAGTCCAGGGCGGTGCAATTGGAATTGCATTAGCATTAATAGCGTACGCAGGGTGGAAAGACAAAATATATAATAAGACAATGAACAACCACCTTGAGCATTTTACAGCTGCACTAGATAGAAATTCGACTGTTCTAGGACAAAACAATGAGACAAACAAATTAGTTTGTAAGGTAATTGAGCGAATTGAAAATAAATTAGATAAATTATAAACATGCCGGATTCAGATAAGATAATTCCATATAGAATAGTAGGAATCAATGGATGTCATCCAGACAAAGAGGATGAACGTGACTTTTCGTACGATCAGCTAGTAATGGGTGCGCCTCCAGTGGCAATAGATTGGGATAAGGGTTTTGATATAAGAAATTTACTTAATGACGAAATTTACATAAAGAATCAATACATAACCATGAGTTGTGTTGGTCAAGGATGGTCGTATTATCTATGGGTTAAGCAAGTGATTGAGATGATGAAAAGACATAAGATGGATTTGTCAAAGCTAAGAATTTATCATAAAGCAGAAGTTGACGAAATATCGGCGAAAGCATTCTATTCACAAATTTTCATTGAACCTGACGGAGGTGCATATATTAGAGATGCAGCTAAGCTAGCAGTTAATTGGGGAGCATTATTTGAGAAAATTGTTCCGAGTACAAATAACGGACGAACAACGGAAGGATTTATGCGAGACAAGAGCTGGTTAAATGCGAAGACGATAGAGCTTGCTAAGGCCCTAAGAGGGCTAGAATATAGAGTTATAAATGCGGCAGATAATATGGACTTATTTGCTCAAGCGATTATACAAAATCATGGAGTTGTCGGTGGCTTGATCGGTCAAAGCGGACGAGGCTGGGGCACAGAGAACCCTCTTCCTCCGACTGAGGAAGGTTTTACATGGGGACATTGCGTATTTTATGGAGCCATTGGAACCGATGAAAAAGGTCGATTTATAGCCACGCCCAATAGCTGGAGTGACGCTTTCCAAAATCCAAAAAGAACTTGGAAGCCAGGATCAAAGCCAGGAGATGGGTGGCAAAAACTTCGTGCTGATTACTTTAATAATAAGTATCAATTTAATCCGTGGACATTTGTTGATAAAGATAACATGCCTGAAACAAACGCTAAAATAGTTAAGGACACTAACAGCTTAACAGCTGGTATATGGATTCCGGCAATAAGCCAGGAGGCGCTAGAATCGTATTGCAAAAACTTCGCTATCGATATCCCAAGAAACCCAGATAAAAGCATAAATTGGGATGAATTTATTCAAGGAGAATTAACATTAAAAAAATAACATGACAAAAAAAATGACAGACGAAACCAAGCAAACTATTAAAAGATGGGTGATCAGTTCGATCCTCTCATTCCTTACCGGATTTGCTCTAATAATTTTCAACGACATCGATAGTATATCTATCTCAAGTTTCAAGGATGGATCCTTGGTTGGATTAATATTCCTAGCTACTAGAGCTGGAATAAAGGCAATACTTGAGCTATTTCTCGCTCGCAAAACTATATTAGGAAAGTTCAAAAAATAGGAGGTGGTCCTAGTGGGCAAGAAGAGTAAGCGCCGTAAACACAAGCACCGAAAACCTCATAAAGATAAGCGGAGGTTGCGCGGTCGAAACAAACACCACTTGACGCCAAAGTCGCGGGGTGGGCGCGCTACACCAAACAACCTCCTTTTGATTGAGATAGAGAAGCATGCTTGTTGGCACAAAATCTTTGGGTTAAGAACCCTAAGAGAAGTTATTCAACTTCTAGAAAGGTTGGATAAAATAAAACAAGGGCGGAGATAGCTTCGCCCTTTATTCTATATATAAAAAAAGCCCGATATCTACAGGAACATCGGGCCTTTTTATTATTACATCTTCATCGGCTGGGGCTTGTTGGCTGAAGAAAGATTTATGATACTTACTCCTTCTTTTTTAGCTAATTCATTCCATCCGATATTTTTTGTAAAAATATCTTCATCTCCAATTTTCTCGATAGCTTGACGCATTGCGAACCAGAAGTTCTTTGCATAAACATCGAATTCTACATTTAGCTTATCAAATTCTCTTGCCTTTCCGATAAATGCTTCGCTTTTCTTCTGAAATTCGGTTGTTGCCACTTCCATCCCGGATGGAACAGCAATCATCGTGCCATTAGACTCTGCGCATCTTTGTCTCCACACAGATTCAGGAGTAGCAACGATTTTGTTTTTGTTCTTTTTTGACATAATTATTTTTTAAGTTTCTTTTTATCAAGCTTAATTCCTTTCTTTACTTTCTTTTCAAGTTTCTTTGGTTTTGTTATAGGGGCCTTATCGGAAACTTCTACAGAATTCTCTTCTTGTGGCATGTCTGGCATGCTACCGCGTGCGATGTGTTTGTCTTCTGGTAATGAGGCTGCATCTGGAGCCATACCAGGAATTCTTTTTCCATTCATGTTATTGTTTTTTCAATTAATTACTTATTTTTAGTCGACCTTTGATATTATTGATTATACTACTTTTTATCCGGATTAACCCATAAAACTTTATCAACATAAGTGATTGTTCTTTTTCCCATTTTTCTGGTGGTAAATCCAAACTTAAAGAATGAATCTCGTTCTCTACCGGTCATCTGTTCAATGAGAGATTTGTAAGAGGTATCTGTCATTGTAATTATTGCTTCTAGTGTTGAATCACTATACTGCTTTTTCTCTTCGCTATTCCATTCAGAGTAAGATACTTCTTCTGAGAACCTAACATGCACTCTATGATACAGAGCCATCTTAACCCAGTGGCCATTTATCCATGCAGCTTTTTCCTTCCACTGACTTATTGGGATAACTTGACTGGTTTCTTTATCAAAATATCCCCAACTTCCATCGTCGGTCTTGAACAAATAAACAGTTTTAGATATAGTGCTATCCCATCCTTGTAATATGCTTTCCGTTTTTTCAATACACTGAAAAGGATTTTCTCCAACTTCAGCTATTTTTTTAATCCTTGGTATTTCTGTTTTGTTTGTCATCTTTTTTGTTCTTACTTTTTTTGATGAATTTATCAATTTCTTCCCTAGAGATTCTATACACGGATCTCTGGCCGGTTCCTAAGTTAGATGCAACAAGCTTACCTGTATTAATAAAACGTAAGATAAGATATTTATTTACAGATAATAGCTCGGCTGCTTCTTGTGGCGTGTAATATTCTTTCATAATTATACTTGAAATTCTACTGGCGGTTGAGAGGCTGTATCACTTGGAGTCATAGGAGGAGTCATTGGAGGCAAAGCTGTGGCTGGCTGACTTAGAATTGGAGTCGGGGCCGGAGCTGGAGTCAGGTCTGGTAATTTTAATTTTGGTGTCTTCGGTTTAGTTTTTGCATTATTTATTGCCTCTGCTTTTGCTCGATAATATCCGATGCGTTCCGCAACTGCCGGATCGACAATTTTGTATGCTTCCTCAAAACTGTCAGCTTCAATAACGCCAAGATCTTCCGTTTCATACGGCCAAATCTTTTTATCGATATTTGTCAAGCAGATTTTTCTTGTGACGTTAAATTTCATACTTGTGTGCCCTTCAGTTACATTTATTATTGCTTACTTGAACTATCCTTCGTTTCTTTCGTATCCTTCTTCTCTGTGGCGTCTGGTGCTTCTGGTGAGGTCTTGGTGTCGCTTTTGTCTATTTTACCACAAACTACCCCTATTTCACTCACAAACTTGTCTAAATCCTCTAATAATGGTTCCGCGTCGACAAAATCGTAACCTTTTATTTGATCTAGTAAATTTCTTGGAAGAGAAACAACTTTGAAGATGAATAATTTAGTCCTAGTTTCGACTGCTGTATCACTCCATTTTATTAATTGTCTCTTATTGGTCTCATTTTTAATAATCTCATCTTTCTTTTTTTTGAGATCATCTGGATTTGATCTTGCGATTAGATGTGTTTGTTTCATGTTTTTTTAATTAATCTTTTTAATCTCGCCATCTTCCATAAATATTCCGACTTTACCGGAATTATCAACTCGTTCGATCCAAACTTGCCAATCCTTATCTTTAGCCATGCTTTCTATAACTTTCATATTATCGCTATCGAGGAGAGAGCCGTCTCTGATCAGAATGACTTTGAGCTTTGGATTACTAGCCATTGCGATGGCCATTGATACTCTTAGTTGTTCAGCTGCGGATATTTGACTATAAGGAATGTTATTGTACAAAACCCCGTCTTCTTCCCAACTAAGCCCACTTACAGGCATCTTTACTTTCGATAGCTTATCCTTTTTCTCTTTATCAATACCAGCAATAACCCTAGTAAGCTTATCGTATTCGCTCTTGGCCTTATCTATTTTATCAGCATCTTCAACGACCTGCCTAGAGCTTACTATCTGCTCGCTAAGAGATTGTATGTTACTAATCTCATCTTTCATGGCAGTTAAGTCATGTAAAGGTTTCTTTACTTTTTTAAGGTTTACTATCGCTGAACGAGCATCTTTAACATAAAGTTCTTGTTCCTTAATAGCTTTAAGTGCGCGCTCGTAATTACTTACTTCAGCACTGGCGTCATTAAATTTTGATACAAGCTCTTGCATGGACGGAATCTTGGGATTTTCCTTTAATATTTTTTGCGATTCCTGAATTGATTCAGGTAATCTTGTTGGCATGGCTTTTATTTGTCTACCAACTAATAATCTATCCTGGGTAAGTTCCTTCTTCTTTTCATCTAACGGTGAGAGATCAAGCCCAACGACTCTTGTAAGCTCGTCAACTTGTTTTTTATTGTCGAGCCTTGAAAACTCCAGAGGATCAAACGATAAGCTTCCAACCACATAATCAAGGAATTCCTGTGGATTGCTATATTTAGATCCTTCGCCATTCGTAACAGATAGATATGAACCGCTTTCAGTGAATGTTCTCTTTACGATATATCCATCTAGATCTATTTCGATCTCGGCCTTCTCTTCGCCATCACGGATTGGCTTTTGCTGTGCAGCTTTCTTGCCACCCAGCGCGTACCATATTGAGTCTAGAACCGAAGTCTTTCCTTGACCATTCTTTCCAGTGACTAATATGACATTTTTATTCTCGTCAAGCTTTAGCTCAACGGCCTTCAATTTTTTAATGTTATTTGATTTTAATTCTATAATTTTCATTTAAGTTGTTTTTAATATAATCATCAAGACCAATAGTGCAGATATGATGTTAGCGATACAAAACATGAAAGCAACTTCTATCCTTTTTCTGCTATAACTTAGAGAGATAAATGTAATTATCATTTCAGCTAAGATAATAAGCGGTATTAGGTAATATAGCTTCATGTTATTTTTTTGGTTTAGCTCCAAGTTTTTTGTTCTTATACTTACCCCTAACAATCCACTTCTGGACAAATCCACCGGGAGAATCAGACTTAAAGATACCTTCATAAATATAACGTGGAATTTCGTCATATCTATAAGTAGATCCATTACTAAATGTTATCTCAAGACTTCTGCTTGTCTCGTCATATCCAGCTGATTGAATGTTTGACGATACTACTGAATGATGTTTTATTTTCTCCATAAATTTTGTTTGTTTTTATTTTGCTTTTTTCTCATTTTTTTTCGGCGCTTTTTTATCTTACGCTCAACTTTTTCTTGGATAGCGGTTTTTCTTTCATTCCATGCTTTCGATTGAAACACCGGAACATTGTGCTTTGTTTCTTCACTACCCCTCAATCGCCTAGCAAGCTTTAGTTTTTGTTTATGGTTCATAGATTCCGTTATGTTTATTTAATCTTAGATTTAATAACTTCAAATCCTTCTATAATATCTATTTTATGTCCCAATCTTTGGAGTGTCATTGGTAAATGCGCTGGACATGTTGTAGACCAAGTCCATCTTCCACATTTAATACGCCTTTTTCTATTGATTGGTCTGTATTGTATTATCTTTTCTTTAGTCATGTTATTTTAATTCGCTCGGATCGAATCTTACTTGATTCTTTTTACGAGTAGAATATCCAGTGGTTACTTTTCTAATTATCTCTAGCTCTTTTTCTGAATATCCTAGGCACGTTCCTTGCTTCTTAACAATCATGTCTTTGAAGTCACTGTACTTGATTTGCCAATCTCCGTGAACAGATTTATCGTTTCGCGCCTTAGAGATTATAGAGGATGATACATTATCCCAATTAATCTTATCAACAGGATATTTATATAGGTATTCTATTTTTGGTTCTATTCCTGGCTTGACGTTCTCAATCCAGATCTTCTCGAATCTCTTAAAGACTCGTTCTAGATCTATCTCAACCGTATTGTCGGGACAGATAAAGTGATGAGGATTGTCTCCAGTTTGATACAAGTCGTACTCATATCGCTCGCCAGTACCTTGATTAATCATTAATAGAATTCCTCGCTTGATCTTTAAGTGATATAGATAGATAGCTAACTGAGACAGATAAGATGTCTTTACATCTCCTATCCGTACCCTGCTATGCTGAAATCCTCCGTAATACGTTTTTACTTCTACAATGATTTCTTCGCCGTTTATCTCTATTCCTGCATCAGGATATCCAGAGATCGGGACCTTGTGTTTGCCCCATTCGAAAAAACATCTCTCGTCATTGGAAAATCTTTCTATAAGTTTTCCGGACTTTCTTAGGAAGAGAATAACGGCTTCTTCCGTAAGCTTGCGCATCTTTAACATCATAAGCTTCTCTTCACTTATAGGATTGGTAGGCTTAGTTCCTATCCACCTATGGAAGATCTCAAAGGCCATGATCTCTGACTCAGAGGCCCAGAAGGTTGACTTCTTTTTGCCAAGATATTCTTCGTTTCTCGATAATTTAATTGACTCGTCTAGTAGTGGAATTATTAATGACATTTTGTTTGTTTGGCTTGTTATAAACACGAATACGGTTACGTCCTGAGTAAGGATCGCAATATACATGACCGAACTTGCTTAACGCCTTCAGAGATTTATCACTTAATAAATCCATGAGATTTGTCCCATTATTTCTAGTTATTATCTTTCGTGTCTTAGTTGCCATAAGTTGATTATAACACATCTTAGATACCCTTAAAAGCTCTTACTTATCCACAGCCATCTCCTTAAACATGATACTTGTAAAGTATCGACCGGGATTTCTTGGGTTCATTTCTTTAACAAGAGTTACTTTTTTTCGCACAAAGTAGTCAGGAAACACCTTGCAGATTTTCATATATATTCCTATATGATCCATATCGTCGAAGCCCTTAGCAACATCAATTGCGAGTTGTTGGTGTGCAGAATGAACTTTTTGTGTCTCTCCTTTCCTATCTTTAAGTTTATTTAGATAGTCTCCTATTGATTCCATTGTTATAGTTTTACCAATTAATCTCACCCATGCAGTTGTCTATTGTATCTGTAAAGATGCCTATTGATTCATCTGAGGCATCATCAGTATATAGCGATACAAAGAATTCAAATAGATTATCTTCTCCAACTCTTTTTAACATATAGTCGTATGTACACTGGCAATAGTCTTCTTGGCCTCCAATTTCTTCCGTGCAACCCCAAATATAGTCGTCTCTCATTGAATAGCTGCTAGTCAAATCATCATCTTTTAAGAACTCTCTTACAAGACTTTCAGTGGGTATGTTTTGTTCTTTTCGCTGATTACTAATGTAATAATTATTAGCAATCAGAGTTGAGATACCGATAGCTGCTATCAATATTGCGCCTCCTATGATCCAAGCTGTTTTATTTTTCATTGTTTTATTTTGAGTTATAAATTTTAATTAATTTTTCTTGAACGCCCCAGTTAATTGCATCAGTCGTAGTTTCCATCCAGATATCGAAGTTATAATTATCTCTATATCTTGGAGCCATACGATCCTCACAAGTATAAATTTTCCCGTCTATTCCTATTTTAGTTTCTAGATCCATAAAGGATGGGCACGCGATAGCACCATTGTATACAATTTTTCCGCTTGCCATTATAAATGGATCGCTATCAGTTTTAGATACTTCTGAATTATAGGCATAGACCTTAGCTACCACCTCTATATGGTTATTAACTACAGGAGTGATTGCTTCATCAGTGTATCTATCTAGGCCAAGAGTCTCGATGTAATACTCAATACTCTCACAGTAACAAACCACAATCAGGAGAGTAGCGATTAGACAAGCCCAGATAAGTTTAGAAAAGCTTCCCGGCCCTAGGTGACGGGATAAGATCTTTTTCATAGTCATATAATCCTTTTTCATCTAACAATTCAATCAGTTTAGGGAAATCCCTAACTGTCACATAATGAGACTCGACGATCTCATTTGTGATTTGATTAAGTGTTATTTGGATTGGAATGTCTCTTTTGCCAGCAAAGAATTCCTTAGCGCGTTTCATATTAAGGCCGAAGAGTGCTTTGCGACTCTTTCCATGCTCATCTTTTGGCTTATATACTACGCCTCCAAATCTGACTAAATCACCAAAGCGAGCGTAGTTATTTTTAGATAACAGATGCTTAATATCCTTAGTCTCGAACTCGTGGACTTCTTTTTCTCCACACCACTTATATATCTCGTACAGCGCGCTTATAAGCTCCTTATAGAGCGTAACCTTCCTGTCCTTTATGTTATGGCCACAGGTTGGGCAAAAGCCAAGTTTCTTCCTGAGTATACTGTCTCCTTCCAGAACGGCACGAAAATCCTTCGCCTTCCTAAATAACTTAAAGTTAGTGGTACTCATGTTTGATTTTGAATTTATTACTTCTATCTTGAGACTCAAATCCCTCCTTAGTCTTTTCTAATAAAGAGAGGAAGACACTATTAAATAGAGTGCGTTGACCTCTATTGGCAAACCTAATATCTATTGTAACAGTCATGTAGTTGCCAATGTGTTTCTTTCTTTTGAAGTATTTTTTGAACATATTAATCTTTTCTCTGGGCTAATTTTAGGAGAATATTCGTCCAGAAGTTAAGTTTTTTAATCGCTTTTATGTGATCATTTTTAGTTGAAATCATAGCTGTTTCTTTAATGTGTACAGCCGCATGAACTACCAGCGCGAGGACTTCGTCACTTGAAAGGTTAAGTTCTTTAATTTTTAATTTTGTGCTCATATTTTTTGATTAATGTTTTAGAACAGCAACAGTAAATATAAATGCTATAAATACCGCTACTACAAACGCAGTCACTCCATCAGAACCCTTTCCTATTGCTAATATAAGTAAGCCGACCATTACTATGACAAATATAAGGGTTACTAAGGCGACTACTATGACGCCACGACGATCTTCTTCGTGATAAAACTGTTCTATTTTTTTTGTTATCTTCATAGTTATATATTACTAAGTTAATTTGCTATTTGGTTTTTTTTGTTCAATTAAGTCTAATGCCTTTGCTATGTTAGATAAGCCTTTCTTGCGCAACCACGTACTTGTGTTCATGTTTTTACGAGCATCCATTTTAATGCCATATTCCTTTTCAATATCACGTATCTTCATTTTCATATTACTAAGTTAATGGATGAATAATTGGAGCTGTTTCTCTGAGCAATATCATGGATATTTCATGCGCATAATGGTTTCGTATTTCATTTGCCAAATAACTTGTCTGTTTTCCCTTATAATCTTCTGGTAAAATTCCTTTTATGACTATTTCTTTCTCATTCAACGTATATCTTGCAATATATCGTTTGGTGTTTGTGTTAAACTCTTCGGCTAAAACTACCACTACTGCGTTCATGCTGTTAGATTCTATTGTATAACTGCAGATAAAGTCTTTTTCTACTTGCTCTTTAACGGCATCATACATTTCAGTAACCTTATCTGGGCTTATCGTCTTCTCAATTTCCTTAGTTACTGCCACTACTTTTGATTCATATTCGTTTATTGTTTTGTCGAACATATTTTCATATTACTAAGTTAATTTACTCATTATTATTTAGCATTGATTAATGCCTAAAGTCTGCGCTCTTAATCTTGATTATGACTCTTTTCATCCTCTTATCGAACAATGTCTCAATCGGTCTTGCTACTATACCCTCTGATTCTCTTTCTTTTCCGTTATTCTCTTTGGCGAAAATAGAGACCATTCCGTCTTTGACTTTTTTAATAATCTCATCCAATGTCATCACTCCTAAGTCTGGTGCATGATTGATGCCTAGCTTTCCAGCTATTTCTATTACAGCGTCATAATCTAGCCACCATTTCTCATCTACTAAAACATCGAATAGAACAAATATCTTTTCTTCACTATAATCTCCTCCACCCTTCTGTATTCCTGCCCCTATTCCTTCTCCGTATAGAACTATATCAACAGGTTCAATCTTCCCATCTTTGTCTGGTCTCCATAATACTTCTTTCATTTTGCTTACTTGTAGATTAGTCAAAATCCACTCTATCAAATGTCCATGAATGTTAGCATTCTCTGACCTACCCCTAATTTTTACCTCTCCCTTTTTTGTTAGATAAACTCTTATGTTAGTTCCGTCTAGCTTCTCACTAGCACGCCACTTGTTAATTGTCCCATACACTGGGTTTCTCAGTTTGTCTTCGATGACATTAAAGTTTTCCCCTCTCTCAAACATAGTCTGTATCTTATGATATTCCATAGTTATATATTACTAAGTTAAATTACTATTTATTTCTCCACTTTTAATAAGGTCATACATTAACTTTAGTGGCACAATTCCCTGCACCAATTCTTTCTTATCAAACTTTTCACAATACTCATCTAGTATCTCTTGTGTAAGCCCATCTCCCTTTTCCGTGGGCAATCTGCCCTTAACTCGTAGAAAAATATCTACTTCTTCAAAGTTATAATTTTTCTTTGCTATAAAAATCGGTCTATTAAGTTCTTTCATTATGTGCTTTCTATTAAATTTTTAATACTTTGTGGATTGTTATAACCCATAATGCGAGCAATTTCTCGATAAGAATACTTTTCTGCTCTCAATGACTTTGCAATATACTTAGCGTCAACCTGTATATTGAAATATGGATTAAGTTTATTTGGAATATCTATTGTTCCTTTTCCTTTGCATATTGGACATTTTAATTCCTTCTTCTTCATAGTTATATATTACTAAGTTAAATTATTATTTGGCATTTCTATCTCAAGCCCTCTACCGTACCATTTTTCATTATTGTTGTGAATCTTTTCATAATTAGTCAAGCAACCAACCAAGTATTCTGCTAAAATAAAGTCTGGAGTATTTGATAGATTCTCTCGACAATGCTTATTTATTAGCTCACTCAGCTCTTTTTCAAATTGTTTTATTGTGCTATCTGGCATGTTTTTGTATACACATATTACTAAGTTAATTTACTATTTAAGCCCCAGGGAGGAATTGCACCTCCTACAGGCATATCTGCCAGCGCGCTCTTTACTGGGGCATATAATTCACTATTTATTAGAGACAAGGAAGGACTCGAACCCTCTGGGTGGCCATCTCCCTACACCGCGTCATGTCTCTAATAAGTAACGAACTATATATATTTAGAGGGGAATGACCCCCCTAGGCTTACGCCTAGAGGAGTCTTGCTAGATGATTACCTACATGGCGATAGGCATGACTGCACATCTAGTTTCCTTGCCGGTGAACCAGACAAGGAGATTGATAGAGGGTCGTTTCCTCTGCCAATCACCGTGACTGGGTCGTTTCCTCTGCGACTTATAATTTTTTTCTTTTTTTTAGGCGGTCGGGGTTTCCGCCTAAAAAATTTATTCCATGATCCTCGCTATTTCTTTTTCAATATAGCTCGTCATTTCTTTATAAGTCATTGGTAAGCCGTGAATATCCGCCAAGAGTTGCAATTTTAACTCTTCCATTTTATTTCTCTTGATCCTCCAGTTATCACCCATTTTTGCGATCTCCTTATGCTTTCCGGTGATACTAAATTCTTTGCCATATCTGGATCTAGTGAAGCCGGCTTCATCGATTTTCTTGTCCGCCCTACCGATCAATTCATCCGCATTTTTGATGTCATCCATCAATTTTTGAATTGCTCCGCCTTTACCGATAGCTTTTTCTTCCAGCTCATTGCTCAATACTTCCTCATCATGATTATGTTTTTGTTGTGCTTCTTTGATCTTTGTTATGATCTTAGCTTCAAAAAGTTTATATAAGACTTTTTTCTGCTCGCCGTTTAGAAGTTTTTTCATGCTCATCTCTCGAATTGTTTCCTGTTGTTTTTTTGCCATAATTTTTTCCTCTCGACTGGAGTATATTATTTATATACTTTCGAATATAAGTAATACACTCCGGCAATAATTAAAGCTAACCACTGGAATTTGTTCATCTTTTCAGGATTATTTTTCATGGTAAGCTGTATATATTAAGTTGTTAAAGTACCCCGACCATTTTTAGTTCTTAGCTCGCCGGCTATAAAGCCGGCAACCTAAAGACTAAAGATTTCCATTTAGTTTATTAAACTCTTCTAAAAATAACTTAGATAATTTTTCCGTCTTGTCTCCGTCTAGAGGTTCATTGATTTGTGATTGAATTATTTCATGTGCTTCTGCCGATATTATTTTTGCGATATTGTTTAAGTCATGCTTTTCCGGATCAATTAATTCTACATTACATACATACTCATCAGTGTTTACCTCCTCAACATTTCCCATTGCGATCATGTCTGTATATTTTTCTTCTGCCTCGTTTTCATCTTTCGCCTCGATAACCTTAGTTAAATAATAAGTTGTTTCGTGTGCATTTGCATTATATTTTGGCATAGTCTTAGAAGTTATCAACAAATAAATCAGGGAATTCGCATATTTCGTCATTAAATTCACAAAATGGGCATGTAAGTAGTTCATCTCCGGTTATGTGAAGAAAAGCCTCGCCACAGCTACCACAGGCTACAGCATTAAATCCCTTGTCTTGCATTTTAAGTAATATCTCATATTGCTTTTTAAGATATTTTTCTATATTTTCTTTTTTTGTTCTATTAAACAAAGCCCTAGCCTCAAACAATCCACAGACCTCACTTTCTTTAAGTCCTTCAGTGGCTTTGATAAGTTTTTTTAATATTTCGTATGTTTTTGTAGTCATATTTTTTAATAAGCACTTACCGGCATATTTTGATTTTTCTTATAGCTCATAGCCGACCACTCGTCCCAGTCTTCTGCTATTTCATTTGTATAGTAGAAAAAATACTTTTTAATTTCTTCTTTCAGTTCATCGAAAATAATTCTGTTGTCTTTCGATAGATCATCCGGATTAAACATAGAAGCCCCGACGACTGATCCAGCAAGCTCTCCGCCTAGATAGTTTTGATATGCTCCCATGATTGCTTCTCCTTCTAGATCAGGGAATAATTCTAATACATCAATTTTTATGCTTCCGCCTCGACTGGAGGCATCAAAACTTATTTGGTTTTCATCGATAAATTCTTTATAGTTTATTTTTTTTGCCATGTTTTTATTTTAATTAATTTATTCTCTTATAATGTTGTACTTGAAAGGGCTACCATTAAAGAATTTATCATCAAGTAGATTTTTGATTATTTGATGTTTTCTTTCATTATCCCCTAGTACTTCATGAATTTTTCCCCCGTCTTGTTTGTGATAAGATAGGGACGATGAAAAGATAACGCCTCTTTCTTTTTGATCTCCAGTGAGTTCTAAGTATATCTTTTTCATTATAATATACACTCAATAGCACCATTTAACCTTTTTTCCTTCTCGTCTTCTGTTAGATCGTCCCAGTCTTCCGGCATAGTCAATCCCTTCCCTTCTAATCCCGCTTTCATCATTCTAGCTTTCCAGTCATTTTTTTCTTTTTTTGTATTGCCGAATACATCCCCAAGAAGAGCGATCATCCCCGTAGTTTTTAGAATACTACTATTTTGTGAAGCCGGATCTTTTCTTTCGCCATCACCTCGCCCAGTCATTAAAGAGATAACTCTTTTAATTTCTAGGATATCATTTTTAATGCCTTGTTCTCTCTTTGTGTTTTTTCTAACAAGCCCGCCCAATTCTTCCAGCTTTTCATCAAGCTCATTCTTTAGAGCCGTTCTGATTGCCTCCGGAGATAGATCAACTTGACGGCTTGCGAGACTAACGCCACCATCCGCACAGCTCCACGCCAAATTTATGTGCTTTGCCGTAGAATTTGAATATCCTCTAGTATTGACCAACCAAACACCGGCAACATTAAACAGTAGCGGATAACGATAACCATAGCTATAAAAATTTCCGTCTGTACCTTGCATAACAGAAGAGCACCATTTATCCCGCACTGGTACATTCCCGATATTTGCTTGAATAAATTCTTGTGTAGTCATTTTTTTCCTCTCGATAGCTCCGAATAGATAACAAGTTATATATCCAGAGCCATCATTTTTTTACTATTTTTTCTCCTTAGCCGGCAAGCCGAAGCCCGCACAAGCCCGCTAAGTGTATCAATTGCGGGGGATTTAATAATTTATAATCCAGCCCAATTAATACCAATCCCCAACGCTAGAGCCGAAGCAAAAATTACATACCAGCTCCAGAGGATCAAAGATCGAAGAGTTGCGAAACTTCTTTTACTTTCATATTTTTTCGCCTCTTGTTCTATCTCCTGTAAGATTGTTTTTTCTTGTATTGTCATTTTATTTGTTTTGAAAAATAAGTCTATCTCCTACCATGTAAAAATATATATCTTTATCTTTATCAACCCAGAAGATTGGTGAATTATATATAAAGTCTTCTCCTTTTATTTGTTTAATCTCATTCTTAGAAAGTCTTTTTTTTAACAGCTCAACATTTTTCAATAAGTCTTTTTTAGTTATCATTGTTTTATTTAAGAGTTATAAGCTATACACTCATCGACTTGCTCAACGCTCAACAGCTCCGGCAAGCGGTAAACTGATATTTCGTGCTTTGCCTCTTGCTCATCATATCCCAGCACATCAACCAAGTAATTTAATAACATTTCTTTACTCAATTTTTTGTGTTTTATTTCTGCCATGTTTTTTTAATAAACTTATTAATCAATCCTAAGTCTATTTTAGCATACGCTATAATACATGTCAATAGTTTTCAATGCTTTTCAATGATTGACAATGCTTCCCAAACTCAACGCTAGCTTGCTATATAAAAGCACAAAAAATCCCCTTATTTAATGCCATGAGTTATCCACAGCCCCGCCGAACAAAAAAAAAGAATAAGATCATCCGAAGCTTCGCCGCTAGGCGTAAGTCTTTTTGCCTTATAGTCAATATCTCATCATTAATCCGATCCGTCCCGTTCTCGCCGGCTCGCCCATTGTTTTCAACATATATAGTAAAGACCAACCCAGAAGAGTATCACCAACGAAACGCCTTATAGTAATCTTCTCCACTTAATAGATATAGTTTCGTCGAACAAAAAAAAAGAGACGAATATGTTTCGCCTCAATTGTTCCCCTTCCTATTAGTTGTCTTCATCGTGTGTCTCGCTTACATTTGTTTTTACCTACAATGCAAGCAGTTGCACCCTTGTGTCCCTTATAGTGTTCTTCAACACCTTTGTCTCCATTGTGTTGCACACTACACATTTGCCCACTGTGCCAGCACTTGTACACATTGTACACGGGGGGGTACACTGTGTTTGTACACATTGTGATACATTGTGTTGCAATAGGTGTGATATTGTGTACAGGTTGTCTACACCTCTGCAAACAAATGTACAACAGTAGAAAACCATCTACTGGAAAAGGTAGTGAGGGGTCATACAAGAGCGATCTTAGCATTCTAGGATTCTACCTCTATAACACAGGGTTTTCTCAAAGTGTATCTACAATGCTATCACTATGTATCAGTTTGTAACCATTTGTAGCACCTGTCATCCCAGTGTGACAATAAAAAAACACTATAGGAAGAGTGTTTTACACTATAGCAATAGCTTGTAACAACAGGAGGCGAGGAGTTGCAACGGGAGAGATTTGAATCTCTTCTTTGTCTTATAGGATATCCTCAATTATTTTCGACGAAATGTCATTTCCCCCAACTATAAGCGTATAGTTCGAGGCTGTGATCAGAACCCGATTACGATCGGGGGAGAGGACACTCCGCTTAATGGATATTCCCTATATAGCAATTCCTATATATATTTTTTTTCAATCGGCGCTTATTGACACGATAATATTCCTCATGCTAGGATCTTATAGAGTTCGGATTTTCTCAACCTGTAGAGCTATCCTGGGTTAATACTTACGAACATTTTATAGGTACATACAGCTTATAATCTACTAGAAAAAACTCAGAGCTTCGATGGGTATAAAACTTGCAATCAATCTCCTTTATTATAAGGGGATTTTTTGCTTGGGCCAGGCGAGCAAGGGGATTGGCTAAAGTTATGTATTTAATATATGTATATTATTACATGAGCTATCTCCAAACTTGCCTGGTCCTACATCCCTTGTGTGTCGAAGGTAAGAAATAACACTCAATTATATGCTATTCGCCCGTTCTCGTACCCGTCCTGGCATTTCAACCAGGAAGGTCCCACAGACTTGACGTTGGATCAGCTTGGCCTTCTGTGGTCGTTATTACTTCCGGGCCTTCTGAACGCGCCGCTTTATTAATGGTGGAGATTTAGGCCACACGCACGGCGATTTACCATCAGTGATGGTTTAGATTATTAATCTAATTCGTGTTATATATTTTTTATTGTGTACTTTTAGGGGTGGGCAGATTTTGTCTGTGTGTCCACAGGTTTGTCTGAAATAAGAATCTACTCAGTTTAGATAAGAAACTTCAGACTAATTCTTAATGTGAGCCAAAATTGGGTTTTTTGTATATTCGTTTTCTATGTCTAAATATTATGAGATTTTTTTTGAAGGTACTGCCCTGACCCACCCTTAGAAGGTCGCAATATATTAGAGAGGAATGGATGACTTCACCCGAGTTAAGAATCTATGCAATAGATTTTTTTCGAAGAACAGTTGAAGCCCTACTTACACGCAGTATCGAAGCCATAACTCTTTTATATTATATAAAAAAACCAACCTTGTTATCGGCTGGTATGGTCTGCTAGGTTGTTTGCTATGTATTGCATTTAGTTTTTTAGATATTCTCAACTAATAATAGTTTACTCTTTATTTTTAATTATACAATTATGCTAACCTGTGGATAAGTTGCAGAAAGACATTCAAAGTATTATAATAATAGCAAGTAATCAACACTAATGACACAACGAAAAAAGTTAAAAAAAATAAGAATAACAGCGATACAGAAATCTGAATATTTCTCCAAAATAATGGAGAAGTATGAGCTAGTGGGAAGACACATGACCAGTGCTGATTTTCATAAGAAATATGTTGAGACTCTAGATCCTACAATATCTTATAGGCAATGGAACTTTCACGTTTCGAAGATCGATAAAAAGATTGCTATAAAAACTAATAAGATTATGAACCGAGTTAGTGACAGCGCAATCACTGACATGAAGATGGAACAAAATTCTCTTAGAAAGATTCTTACTATCGCAGACATTACGCTAGAAGAAGTAATAGACAAGCCAGAGTTATTGGAACAAATACCAATAGCGAAAAGAATGGCGTGGTTTTTTAGTACCATGAATGCAAGAGACTCAAGAATGACTGCGGTAGCTAAGATAAATGCCGAGAAACGAAAAACAAGTATGTTTGAAGACATGCTTCAGAGCGCGCAATACGGAGGAGAAGGATCTGTAGACCAGCTTGAAGGTGCTATAGTTCAAGAAAATGCAGAATAACAAAAATCACTCAAAAACTATAAAAGAAATGTCTGACCAAGAAAGGGAAACAGTTCTTCCTTTGGTAGAAGCAATTGCAAAAGGGAGAAAAGATCCTGTTTTTTTTGGAGAGCACTTTCTAGGACTGAAATTTCATCCTAGTCAAAAGATTTGGCTCTGGCTGACAACAAAGACTCAAATAAAAAGAGCACATGAGCTGGCTGTTGCAGTAGGTATAGAATTGCCAGAGTTAGAAGAGTTACTGATCCACCCATTTTTGAAGAACATTTTGTGCCCAGCAAATAGATTTGGCAAGACCTTTGTTACATCTGTCAAACATATATGGTATAATTTTTATAAGATCGGATGTAAGGGTCCACCGGAATACATTCATGACGTCCGATATAGTACCTTAAATATCTCACCTCACTCATTACAGGTTGATGCAGCCTATAGATATATCATTGATATATTCGATAATAAGTTTATTTACGAATGGGATGGAGCGAAAGTCAGGAATAATTGTATTTTGCAAGGATTTCTAGTCGATCACAAACAAACCAGGCGCGAAATAATCTTTAATAATAACGCAACGATCAAAGGCGTTCCAACAGGAGAAGATCAGGCTTCATCATTAGCCGGAACACAATTCTTCTATATTTCATACGATGAAGCACCTCAATCTCTGCATCTTCGCAAGGAGTTGCCTGCAAAGATTCAATCTAGGTTGATTGATTCTGGTGGTCCATTAGACATTATTGGCACTCCAGAGGTTGATAAACCATCTCATACTTACTATCAACGCATAGTAAAGCAAGGAATTGGTCTTAAAAAGGGCTTCTTTACTCTTCTTGGTAAGCTATCAGAGAATATATTTATTGGCGAAGAAGAAAAAAGTATCACTTTAGAAGCAATTAGACAGACAGATCCTGAAAAATATAGGCAAGTTGCCTTCGGAGAGTTTGTCACTTCAGGAGCAAAGCTTCTTCCAAACATCGCAGTATCAAGATTATGGGAAGGAGAGACTCCATTGCAGATGGGTGAACCAAATAAGCACTACATTATCGGTGCTGACTGGGGATTTTCCGACACAGGTGATCCAACAGTCTTCTATATCTTTGACTATACAGAGCTGTTAGACGTTCTCAATAGCCAAGCGAAGCCGAAAAATGACAAAGTATTATACAAAGTAGTCTTCCGGGAATCAATAAAAGGAGGATCTCCGTATGCAGTTCTAGCAAAACTTAAAATATTACAACAAGATTTCAATGATGCAAGGATTATTCATGATTCATCTTCTATGGGAGGAACTATGATAAAGAAAATGCTCAGAGAGATGCACGTCCGTCATATATACGATTTCAGCTTCACGAGTGGAGGAAATCCGAAAGATGAAATGCTTTTCCTCATGGCAAGAGCACTAACAAGCGGTCGTGCAGTCAAAACAACAGAAGATGGAAGAATTGAAGAATTAAATCCAGACTTTGGCAAGGTAAGATCGTACTATATTGCTGATCTAGAAGAGCAACTCGGTAATTATCGCATTGACGATAGCAAGCTCGAGCAAGATGAAGTAATGGCATTCGGACTACCAATATGGTTCTGCGAAAAGAAGCTCTCTGGTCATAGAAATAAAGTATTTAATCTAAATATACTTGCCGATAAGCCAGAGCAAATTATAAATATTCCAGACAATAAAAATAAAGAAATAAAAACAAAATCATTTAACATCAGCGAAAGAATTATCGGATAAAAACTATGTTAGAATACAAAACAGACATGACTTCAAAGGAGCATACAAGCTTCGAAGAGTCATTAAAACAAGAATACCTAGACCATGATGGTGAAACACAAAAAGACCTAGAATTTAGGTTGAATGGTATTTCTGCAACCCGTGGATCAAGTGGCAAGCAATTCGTTGGCTATGAGACATTGGGTCAGTTCTATCGTGGAGATCAATGGGATCATGACGAGCCGCCTGGAGCAAGTCAGAGAACAGATAATTACTGCGCACCAATAGTAGATAATTTCTCATCTCTTCTTTTTGATGCTCCGGTAGAGGTAAATTGCCCTTCTCAGGACGAAACTGACGAACTTCTAGAAATGAAAGCAGAGTTCAAAGAAAAAATGTTGAAAAAGATTTACGACGATAATGATGCTGATGATATTATATTTCCAGAGCTTTCAAAGTGCGGATCTCTTTATGGTGATAGTTACCTAAAGGGACCGATGCTAGAAAAAAACAATAGTAAGAATAAAGATGATTGGAAAATGGTCTTTTTTAATGTTGAGAATCCTGCAAATATTCGACCAATCTTTGAAGACGAAAACTATAAAAAACTTTATGGCTTCATCGATACGACATCTATCTCTCCAATGAAGGCAGCGCGACTATACGAAAAAAATCTCAGCGAGAGAGGAATAGCAATGAAAGATCTTTTGAAGAAATATAAAGCTAAGTCACGAATTGGATTTAGATCAAACCCAAATATTAATTCTCAGCAAACCTATCAATCTTTAATTAGCAGAAATGAATATTGGACGAAAGATGTAATGGCAATCTTCCTAGAAGACGAGCTTGTAGATTGGTATTGGCATGGATGGGGATTTGTACCACTCGAGTTTATAAAAAATATCTATGTACCTAACCATCCGTACGGAAGATCCGACATAGAAGATGTTATCGATCCACAGTTATTCTATACAAGAGTCAATAATGATTTAGCGAATGCTCTTAAATTCTTATCAACGATAAACTTAAAAGGTAAAAATCTTGACGGAATGGAAGTCTTGGTTCATGGGCTATCGAAGATATTTAACATGCCAGACGAAGGAGAGCTAGACCCAATACAGCGTAGCGGTGATCCTTATGCTACTAGCAATTTTGTTGGCGGCAGGAGAACTGCAATACTTGATGTCTCTGGAATCTCAGAGGCACTCATGTCAACTATACAAAATCAGAATCCATCAGGACGGGCCATGGGAATGGCTCTTCAGTCAGTTGTCAGGAAATTGAATCCAAAGATTAAAAGGTATCAAAAAAGTTTGAGAAGTTTGAATGTGAATATATTCAAATTATTAGAAAAATATTGGCCAGAAACAAAAGAAATTATAATGGGCGATTATACAAACGAAGTCAGTATTATCTCAACCTTACTAAGAAACATCATCGACGAATTAAACAAACTACAATCAGGAGTACAATCACTCACTACGACCCAGAAGAACCTCGGAATTCCTCAGCCAAAGATAGAACAAAAGAGGATGAAGAGAGATCTCAAAGATCCGCTTCTTGGTCCACAGATTGCTCGCCAACCTGGAATATTATTGCAACCACCACCGGAGGAACAGCAAGGTACGCCAGGATCTAATGATCAGGGATTGGGACCAGCACCAGGGAATCAGACTTCTGCTGGACAAGAAGGCGCAGTTAATATGGCGAATCAGCACGCCACTGGTGGCGCAGCTGTTCCAGTAAATCCAATAACCCCATAATCATGGCCTATGAAAGATTAAGTGACAAAAAAGTCATAGCAACAAACCTAGGAACCTATATAAGTTCTCAGATTTTGCTTATATCAAAAGCTAGAACTAGAAGGAACTTAGAGGACGAAGCAATCTTCACTAGGTCAGTATTAGAAGATAACCTTACGTTGGATCAACAACTCAAATATAGGAATGATCAACTAGGAAGAGTAGTCTCTGGAGATAAAGATGAAAAAAGGAGAATTAAGAACGAAATCTCAACAGTTAAAGATTTAATCGAACAGAAGAAATTTTCTGACGCCTATTTGAAACAAGTAATGTTCTTGAACTCTGGAATGCAATCAATCGATACAACTATCAATTGGTTAAATAAAAAACTAGAACAAACAACAGACATAAAAATCAAGCAAGATGTTAAAGAAAACATAAGCAAGTTAAAAGGGATGCGATACCAAAAAAGACAGAATGCCTTGTCAAGTCAGACAGATTATGCAAATAAAGATAAGACACCAAAAATAGTCCAAGACCAAATTGAGAGAATTAATAATGAGCGCACGAGCGCATCATTGGCAGGGAACGAAGACTATGTTACGCTATTGGACTTACAGTTACAGTCACTAAATAAAACTAACGAAGAGGCTATGGTAAGTAGAGCCATCTTAGACTTTTCTGTTGCCACAATGACTGGTCAATCGGCACTTGGAACACTCAACGAACTTAATACAAAAGTCTCTGGAGCAAATGAACTATCTCCAATTAATATCGGTGGAGTTCAATATGATTCTGCGAAACAATTCTGGGAAATGAAGAGAGGAGACTATTTGAATGACAGAACCGATAATGGATTCTTCGCAAGATATCAAGGAGAGCTTAGTGATCAAGTTACCTATAAACAAAGTCGTGGAATATTATCAACTGAATCATTGTCAGAAGTTAAAGCATTCTACGAAACTATAAAAAATAGACCAGAGCTTACAGATTACCAAGATAGGATAGCGCAAGAACAGCAAGTAGCACTTCAGAGCACTGCTGACTTGAGAGCACAAAGCATATTAAATGAATTTGCCGTAAAATTAGATGCTAAAAAAGCCATAAGCGACATATCAGCTATTCAGGACACTTACGGAGTTGACCAAACTCTAAACTATCAAAAGATTATATCGTCAGCGGCTAAGGAAAAAGAATCTCAAGTACGAGAGATCCTTAGTACGATGCAGCAAGATATGGCAAACACTCCAGGATTATCACAACAACAATATCTCGATCGAGCCGTAAAGTCTGGAGCTGGAGTATTGTTCTCTCCAGAAGAACTAGCGACGGCCAAAGCAACTGATGTTATTACGGGAGTTGGAGCAAAAGCCGAAGGACAGCAATTCGGAGAAACCGATAAAATTACTATTGATCCAAAGGCAGAAGGAAGTTCGTTCGCACAACAACCACAAATAGAAGAAGGTGGATTATACAGAAAGCCTGGCGAGATAACAGTTTATAAAATGGAAGGTGGATCTCTACGGCCATTAACTGGAGACTGGAACGAAGATACCCTAAAACAATCAACTGGTAAGGGATATTCGGCAGTTCAAGAAATAACCAATTTTGGTCAATCACCAATCGGATCTGAGATTAAAGCAACCTCCACTCCGACGATAGTCAAACCAGAACCAATTAAACCAACTCAAACGTCACAAGGATTCGCGTCTATAGTTGATTATCTAAAATCAACAGGTCAAGACGCATCCTTTGAGTCAAGGAAAAAACTATACAAACAGCAAGGTCTTGGAGAAGAACTTGATTTTTCTGGAACCTCAGAACAAAACGTAAGCCTATTAAAATCTTTCGAAATATAACATGGCAGTATTTAACGTATCATTCTTAAACCCAGCGATGAGAAGTTCTGGTGGATCAAACTCCGGACTTCTTGCAGACCAACTTTCCATTTTACAAAACGAGCTAGGAAAAGATGGTTTCTTGTCGCCTGGAGATTACGATCTCTTAATCGAAAAGGCTAGAACAATACAATCTATGCCCGGATTAAGTGCAAGTCAGAAGTCCGAATATAATGTGAAAATCTCAGCCTTTGAAAAACAAAAGTCAGTAGGAGTTCTATCGAAAGAGGGAGATATAGGCTTTATGAACCGATCTGTTGAATCAGAAAGAGCTGAAGATGTTATGGCAGTTGGAAATAGTCCAGTAGATTTTCTATTTTATAGAAAGCTAAGTACCGAAGCGAAGATAAATGATTTGAATGAAATGATATCTATAAAACAGCAAGCCGGAGATGATGTTTCAGAGTATATGAATGAATATAATGCAACGATGAATCAATACAGGAACCAACTAGAGGCTGTATCAGCAATGGCAAACTTTGACGGAACTAATCCAATACAAGGACACGTTGCATATGTTACTACCAATAACAACGGAGAAATTGTCGATGTTGATTATGCAAAATATGGATCTAAGTCTGGATATGCGGAAACTAACGGAACTATAGATGGCTTCCAGGTTTATGGTAAAACAAATTACAAGAGGGATGGAAATAATTATTTTATATTAGGTGACACTGAATTCTCGGCAGTTGATATGATAATGCCAGATCCAGAGAATCCTAGCTCTATGAAGCCAAATAAACTTGTCGCAAACTCAAAGTCTGCTGGAGGAAGGCTAATAGGAGAAAGTGGATATGTGAATTTGCAAGGACAATCACTGCAAGTTCAGGGATATATTCCAACAAACTCATGGGCTAAGGGCGTTGATGGTAGTGTTTATAAAAGAAGAGAAGACGGAGGATATTCAAAATATATAAACATAAATAGATCGATGCCAAACATGCCAGATCAAGATCGAATGATAACATTGCCAGATTATTATGAGAAAGCAATCATGAGTAAGTCTGATGACACTATTGATATGTCGGCTCCGATAGCTCCAGATGAAGGATTAAACCAAGCTCCATTGGGACCACAACTCCAAGAAGGAGTTCCAGAGGCCGCACCACAAGCGTTACCTCAAACACAATCACTCGGAGACATGTCAGTTATACAGAGGAATGTTCCAACGACCCCAGAACCAGGAGTTCCAACACTTAAAAAAACTCCAAAAAAACCAGATGAAGAATCTCCAGTCGCAGCAGGTAACGTAATTCAAAAGACAGTAAGATCTGGAGTAGATTACTTAAAGAGGATATTCTCTTAAAAGTTTTTGTAGCTAACTAATATGCCAAGAGAAGATATATATTCACCAGAGTATTCTGTTCAACCGCAACAGAGTCAACCAATAGATAAAGCACAGACAGATCAAGGAAACCAATCTGATCTTTTTCAGCAAGTAAGAGACAATCAAGTAAATATAGCACAGCAAGCTCCAGTTCAGGAAGACAAAGGAACGCACTGGTATGATTATATTGGAGAAGAACTTGTTTCTAACATAGAAGGAGAAACTCCAGAAAACTGGGATCAGATGGGTCAATTCGAAAAAATGGAATGGAAGAACGAACAGCTTAAAGATAAAGGACCAATGATTGGAAAATCTTTACTAAAAGTTCCATTCAAGGTAGCACAAACCTTATATGATATATCGGTTGGAGGAAGAGCTTCGTTAGATAAAAATCGTACAGCAAAAGATATATATCGAGAAGAAGGAATCGGTATGAGCTATAATTTACCATGGCTTGGTGAGGTTAGAGGATTTGGAGGATCATATGCAGAAGGACGGGAAATGGGCCTTGGAAAAGTATCATCAGCAATTAAAGCAACAGGGGAAACATCCGGTGATTTGGCAATCCTTTATTCGATGTTTCAATTAGGGTCATCTGCATTTCAGGAAAGATTAGTTAAGTCTCCTGGGACAAAAACCATAACACAAAAAAATACAGATCGTTTTGTTTCAAAACAAACTCTCAAGTCTAAAATAGAAACTAAGATTGATCCAACCGCAACACAAAAATTTGGAACTGGAGTACAGAATCAACAATCAACATATGTTAAAGTTGCTAAAAATACTGCGATAAAAAGAACTCCAGTAGGACAAGGACAAGTAGAATATACTCTCGTTGATATAAAAGGATCTGTTGCAAAAACAGCAAAAGATTTTTTCGTGAAGAAATTCGGTAAATCAAACGTAACCACAGGACAGTACGGAACTGAAATAAGACTGGAAACTATTGTTAAGAATACTTCGCAATCAACTGGGGCAATTACAACAGCAAACCCAATCAGCCCAGCAGCAGTCACTCCGGCCCAAGCAACCGGAGGAATAGCAGCTGGAGCAGTGACAAAAGTCGCAGCTGAAAGAGTCGCAACTTCTGGAATTGTGCCACCCAGCGCAATACCTGGAGCAGTGACTAGCCCAGCAGTACCGGAGCAAGGAGTAAATACATTTCCTCAAGATGCACCGGTAGAAGTAAATGCCTATAACGAATTGAATCGTATTTATAGAGGAGAACAAGAATCTCTTGGAATTGAAGCTGTAGAAAATTTACCAGAAGGAATTACTGGCAAATCTGCAATCGATTCGATAATGCAAGTTGCTGGACCAGACGGAAGCATTGGAGCAACTCAAGATATCGCCAGATCATTAACGAGTCTTGGATATACAGAACCACAAGTCTCAGAAGTATCACCAATTATCGACAATACTCAATTAGCAACAGGATTAACTCAAGGAGCTGGACTTGCTCCAGAATATCAAGGCGTTAGAGATTTAGCATATAAAAGTACAGTTGAAAATAAAGGAGTCACTATCAATCTATCTGGAGACGTCCCAGTAAAAGGATATGCTTATTCTCCATACAAAGGACTCGAAACAAAGGTTCCAGTGGAAACATTTACCAAAGGAGCCGTGACATCTTTCATACAAACCAACCTTCCGAAACTCCTAGAGCCAGGGAATCATATAGGGACATGGGAAGAAGATGGAGAAATATATTTAGACATATCAAAAGTTGGTCCAGCTACGCCAGAAACTATAACTGAAGCTGAAAGTGCTGGGCAACTTGGAGTATTTGACTTAGAAAAATTTGAAACTGTTTTTACAAAATTACATGCCAAAGAGACTAATATCGCTAATATCGACGGAGGGGAAATCTCCTCAACAGATCCAACAGGAGGTGGAACAGGCCTTCAACAATTACCAGGACAAGAAACAACCGGAACAGCAACAATCGCAGGATCAAAACCAGTAACGCCACATAGCGAAAGAATTATTCCATCAGTAATGTCAAAGCCACTGAAAGGCTTTAATAATAAAGTTGTTACTAAGAAGCAGATTGGACAAATACAGGCTTTAGCAGTTGATCGAAGTTTGCCAGACGTAATAATTCGCGCAACAGTCAAGGTAATGACTGGGAAAGATAGCTTGCACGAACTAGATCAAGATGAAGCCTATAAAGTTTCTGAAGCTATTCTTGCATTCAACGATACTACCCCAACGTCTCCAGACCTTGAGAAAGCTTTCATGGTTCGTCCATGGGTAAGCAGGACAAGAGATTGGATGGCTGCGGCGGAACAAGAACTTGGAGTACCAGTATATTCTGAAGTTTTTATGCCGATAGAACTTGCAACAAGACAAGTTAAAGTTTTTACAGATAGATGGAAAGCCGCGGCACGAGAAGTCACCGGGAAGCATGGAAATAATACAGAAGAAATGAGACTTGTCGATGATTATGTGAGGGGAAACAAAGATACTGTATTACAAAACGATAGGCTTACGGATATACAAAAAGCAGAATTATCAGAGATCGGAGACTGGTTTATAAAGCAATACAAAGAGCAATATTTAATAATGAAAAAACTCTATGGAAAAGAGTTAGATCTTGGAGAGTTTTTTGGCGAATATGGACCATCTCTGGCCAGAACTGGAGGAACCTATAGTAGATATAAATCAAATGAACTTCCAGCAGAGCTTAGACCATTTTTCTCTTTCGAAAGAACTGGAATGCTTAGTCATGTAGAAGATAATGCACTAGCATTATTCGATGTATACATGGGCGCCACTGCAAAGAAAATCTTTCTTGCAGAGCCAGTTGAAAACGCGAAGAATGTTATAGACGAAGCACCTAACTATATTAGAAAAAACGCGCTTAGTTATTTACAAGAAAAACTTGGATATAAAGATAACTTAACATTTTTATTAGACAAACTTAGTCAAAAAGTTAGCAAGCTAACGAATGGACATATTCCAGAAAATGTAGGAAAACAATCAATCGATGCAGCAATGTCACTTTCTTATGCTGGGGCACTTGGTGGAAGACCAATGCCAGTAGTTAGGAATTCAATGCAAAGTCCATTAATGAACTATCCTGAGTTTGGACCAAAATGGTATGCTTATGGTGTTAAAAAAGCACTTGAACCTGGAGGAAAACAAGAAGTAAGAGAAGCCGGATTTTTGGTTCAAAGTGGTGTACCATACGGATCAGAAGTATTTGCAGCAGAAGGAAAAGGTGTTGTCGGTAAATCTGTCGATGCAGTAAAAAAGATAAATGCAGCCACGTTAATACCTTACGCATCAAGAGATACAACGAATAGAACCCAAGCATACTTTTCTACAAAAGGAAGATTTGACGAAAACTGGGAATTAGTGAGGAGTGGCAAAATAAGTTACGAAGATTTTGAGAAAAATATCAATCTAGATGGTTTCAATCCAGTATTACAAGATATGGTAAGAAAAAGACTTCTTGAAGGAATAGACGGAGATAAAACTGCGGTTAAAGAAGCCTTGAACATGATGATTCAGGATAAGATAGATGATACACAATTTCCATACAGGAAAGGATCAGAGTCAAGATTCCATTATGGGCTAGGCGGTAAAGTGGCATTGCAATTTACACAATGGGGATTTGAATATGCCAATACATTAAAAAAATGGATATCTCGTCGTCAATGGGACAAATTAATAAGATGGTATGCGGCAGGAACCGCAGTCAAAAGAACAGCTGAAGAGACGTTAGGAATTGATGCTTCTAAGTGGGCAGTCATTGGACCGATGGGAGGATTTGGATTCGGTCCTTTAGGAAAGATGATGGCTACTGGAGTCGGAGCAATGAGTTCTGCATTAAATAATATTGATGATGATGTTAATAAAGCATGGAAAGATATAACAAGTACGATGAAAATCTATGGAGGAATAGCATTTGGAGTCCAGTCTCAAAAACTCCAAAACTTTTATAGATCAGTAAAGAGATTTGAAGCCGGGACTAATCCATCAACAGACCCAGATAGACCATTCATGCTATATGCTCAGACATCTGGAAAGGCTATAAGATTTGTTGACTTTGCAGAACTTCTTAAAGTAACTGCCGGATTTAGCCCAGAAGAAGCAGCAAAACAATCAGAAAAAATTGATATAATCAAGAAGGGCACAGAAGAAAGAGCCAACAGAATGAACGAAGCGATGAATGCCTATATGGATGGAGACTACGATAAGTTCAATAAAATAATAATAGATAACAATCTATATATTCCAGACGTTCAGCAATCATTGAGATCATATAGAGAAGAACTCGACTCTAGAATCTTCGATCGATTGCCAGCAGATCTAAAAATAAAATACTTTAATTTAATGTACCCAATGAATCAATAGCATGGAAAAATTACACAACCAAGCACATTTTGAATTCGATGGAACTATAAACGGGGGAACAGACAAAGTTTCTATTGGTCAGGAAGACGTAGGATTAATTCACGCAATTTCAGATAATCCAGAAGCAGAATTCGACGTTATTATAGAAGACATGGCTGGTAACGAGCAGTTAGTTAAAAGAGGATGTAAGAATCCAACAGGTCGTTGGGGAGAAAGAATCGACCTTCCTCTAAGAGACAGCTTTTATAATGTTAGATTAGAAAATGTTAAGAATGTTAAATCTATTGATGTCTTTCTAGAATGATGTTATAATCTTCTTGTATGATAGAATCAACTCCAAATCCAGTACCTACTCCCGTTCAGGGACAAACTCCTGGTAATCAGCCTCCCGCTGGTTCAATACCTCCCGCCGCTGTGGATAACTCCAAGCCATCGGGCGGAGACACTAATCAGGCTGCGCCTACGGTTCAGCACACTCCTGAAGAAATCAATACTTTCAAGAGGAATGCTGGTCGCTGGGAAGCGCATCTGAAACGTAGCAGAGAAGGACGTCGCACTAACCGTTCGACTTCAAGATCTAGCTCCGACACAGACAATGCTGATCCAGGCGCTTTAGAAGCAATTAAAGAGCGCGACAACAAGATTGGCGAATTAGCCTCTGTGAATATCAAGTTGCAGGTAAAGGACAAAGTTCGCGACATGATAGAATCGGATGAATACAAAGATCTTCCGACAGGAATAAAACGTGCAATTGTTCGCAATCCGCTAGGATTCGCAACAAACGATGCACATACTGTCGAAGATGCAGTTGCAGACATCCAAGACTATTTAGATGCCGAACTTAGCCTTCCTCCAGTAACTACGCCCCCAGCAATCCCAGGTGTCGACCCACAAACTGGAATTCCTCCAGTTGGTGCACCACCAGTAGCAGGTACGGCAATTCAAACGCCACCAGCTTATGGATCTGGACCATCAAACCCAGTAGTTTCTCCTAACGAAGGAACGGAAGGTAAGACCGGTTCAGCTAGGTCAACAGCGGTCTTAAATAATTTATTAAAGGCCCGGAAAAAGTAAAATTTAATTTATATTACCTACATGGCCCTACAAGCACCAGGACAAACAACATCTTACGATCAAAGTGCAACTCTTATGCTTAGTTTGGAACCAATGGTTGATGCTATTTTACTTGACGATGCTAATATGCTTTCGGTATTAGGATTTTCTAGTGATGGCAAGCCAGTGTCACAAACTAAACATCAGTGGGACGAAGACGAACTCAACCCCGTCACTGTTACAGCAGGAAGGATTTTGGAATCCGCTGTATCAGCTACTGGCTCTGCATTGTGTCTAACAAGCACAACTCATGCCGGTCGCGTCACCGCCGGAACGTTGCTCAGAGATCAGCTCTCAGGAAAACAAGAAGTATTGCAGGTAACTGCAATTAGTGGAGTATCTGCCACAGTCACTCGTGGATATGGTGGAACTTCAGCCGATACGCATGCCGCATCTGCAATATACGATATTGTGTCTAACCCTCGCCCAGAGGGAATGACTGGACCAAAAGATGAGTCAGTCGCTAGAACAAGATCTTACAACTATACTCAGATCTTCTCAAAAGGCGTCAACCTAACCGGCACAGCTCTTGCCATTGAACATAATGGTATTGCAGCCGAAGATTCTTATCAAATTGATAAGAGATTACGCGAACTTATTAGAGAATTAGATAGAACCGTTATCATGGGTATTCGTGCCGCATCTGATCACTCAGATACAGTTTACGGAACCATGGGTGGCATTATTGACTACGTCAAACATGCCTCAAGTGGAAACACCACATCAACTTCAGAAACACTTACTCCAAGCGTTTTGAACGCAATGATTAAGCAAGTATGGGACGATGGTGGCGAACCAAACCTCATATTAGTCGGTGGGGCACAGAAACAAAAGATATCAGCCTTCGATAAGGAATATCGCAGATCAACTCTTGATAGCCGAAGGGCTGGATTCACAGTTGAAGAATTTGTTTCAGATCTAGGAGTAAATCTTAGAGTCGTAGTCGACCGATGGATTCCAAGCGATATCGCTATCGTTGTTGATTCAAGTAGAATCAGGATTAAACCATTACAAGGTCGCCCATTCTTCCTAGAGAAACTTGCAAAAACTGGCGATGCCGAAAAATGGCAAGTCGTAGGAGAATACACGATGGAGGTTCTACAAGCAGCAAAGGCTCACGCCATCCATTGGAATTTGAAAGGCTAGGCTTAATTCATTAACTAACTAGATACTAAATATATGGCCCTATCACGAGGAGATTCAGTATCAGGTTATCTTCCCGGTTTCGACGGGACAAGTGGAATTAAGTTACGTCTCAATGAGTTGAAAGGCCAGGCTATTTCAGGGACCTGTATATCAGGCGAAGTGACTTATGCCGTAGCCCATCAACTCGGAGCTATTCCATCAATGGTAATCGTTGCGCCATTGCTAACAGCAGCAGAAACAGTATGTACTATCTCAGCCGGAGTAGTTGCACAAGCCGCCGCGTCGGCCGCAACATCAGCCGCCTTCTACGTCGTTGGCAACCTAGATGGCATCAAGTACAAAGCGTTTCTTTTGCTCTAGATAACCTAAACTACAACCAAGCAGGGGAGCGAACACTTATGGTGAACGCTCCCCTTGTTATATTAAAATTATGAAAATACTATTAGGAAATAATACATTTAACTGGCTGGCAGGATCAGAAATGTGGATGCTCACCCTAGCCACAGAATTAGTTAAATTAGGGCATGAAGTAACTGCTTATAGTCAAGATCTTGGACTCGTAGCCACAAAGCTAGAAGGATTAGGAGTCAAGTGCGTTAAGGATATGACTGGAGACAATAATGGAATAAAACCATTCTCTCCTATTTTTGAAGAAAAAGAAGGAACATTCGACGTTGTAATTTGTGCTCATCACGAGATAACGAAGTTTCTTCATAGCAAGTTTCCAGACGTTCCTATGATCGCAGTAGTTCATGGAATAATGCACAAGCATCCAGAGACTGGCGAAATGTTTCCAGAACATCCAGTAACAGAATTTAAGGTAGATCAATATATTGCTGTATCAGAAGAAGTCCAGGATCTCTTATTGGAAGTGTACGGAATTCAATCTAAGTTACTTAGGAATTTCTTCGACCTGGATAGGTTTAAGAAGGTTGGCAAGTTGCCAAAAAAACCAAAAACAATTCTCGTTAATTCTAATTATTGGGGAGCCGATGATGATATAAATAAAATCATTAAGGAAGTTGCAGATCACTACGATGCAAAGTTCATGGGCATTGGCGCTAACTTCGCTCCAACATTTGAAGTAGATCAGGTAATAAAAGATGCAGACATAGTTTTTGGCATGGGTAGATCAGTTTTAGAAGGCGTCTGCATGGGCAAGATTGGGGTCATTCATGGACGTTGGGGTACTGGAGGAGCAATTACGCCAGAGAACTATAAAAACCTCGTTAGAACCAATTGTAGTGGCAGAGGATGGAAATCAAACAATAACCTTGCTTCTTCACAAGAAATAATTGCTCAGATAGATGCAGCGTGGAACCAGAAGACGGTGGATGCTATGCACAAAATTATGAAAGAAAATCATAACGTCAAGGTAGCCGCAGCTGAACTTATTAAAATTGCTGAAGGATTAATATCATGAAAATTTTTGGCATTTGCAAGGTGAGGAATGAACAACAAATAATCAAGGAGACTCTTGATCATTGGGCTTCTTATTGTTCAGGAGGAATTTATATAGTCGATGATGCTTCTGACGATAGGACAGTTGAAATATGCAAGGCTCATCCGGCAGTAAAAGACGTTCTTATAACTAAGTTCTGGGATCCAGACAGAGAAAAGATGGAATGGGTTAATCGCCAAAGAGCACTAGAACGAGCACAGCAAGACGCAGAGGAAGGCGATTGGTTTGTTTATTTCGACGCAGATGAAAGGTTATTTTTCTGGGACTGGAATTATTTCTTCGAGGAAGGAATAGATGCGATAGCATGCAAGTTATATGATATATATATAACGCCCGAGGATGTAAAAGAAAATCATAATAAAAGAAATTGGGTTGGTCCAGAATTTAGAACGATTCCTTTTTTCTTCAAAAACTCAGCCTATCTTAAATACGATAAGCCAGATCAGAGAGTTGTTGACCTTCCTCCAGCACCAATGATTATCGTATCTGGAATTGTCAAACATTTTGGAAAAGGATTATCTGTAAAGCATTGGCAAGAAACATGTGATTATTATATAGACTTCTGGCCAAAATATGCAGCGAAATGGAAGGAAAGGAGAGATAAGGCAATCAAGAAAGATTTCAAATCTGATTTCGGAAATAAACTTATAAAATTTAACGATGTTTTATCAGGTCGTGAAGAAGGTTTTTCTTTAGAGAACCAAACTTACGGCAAAAATTAATATGAAAATATTAAACAAAAGATTGAACCAAGAACAGTTCAGGGATTATATCAATACCTTAAAGGTGAAGCGCAGAATCGACAAGGTTGTTTATCATCACACCTCGTCCCCGATAAAGATCTGGGATGGTTCGGCATCAATGCTTCATTATTATAATTTATACGAGTCGAAGGGTTGGAAGTCAGGACCACACATCTTTATTGCACCAGATGGAATATGGCTCTTCACGCCGATCGGTAAGCAAGGAACTCACGCTGGTCCAAAGGGAAATAAGAATAGTATCGGAGTAGAAATCGTCGGGAGATATTTCGACAAACCACCAACCGATCAAGCCATCAAAGACAACACTGCTATGGTGTACAACGCCCTAATGGAAAGGTTTAATCTAAGACAAGAAGACAATTATAATCATAAGTTTTTTGACAAAAATAATTTCTGTAGCAACGTAATTACGCCAGTATGGCTATACAAAAATTACGTTAATAATATAGGAAACCAATCATAAATATGAAAATACAAATAACACCAGTAAAAAAAGTAGAAGAAGCAATATCTGTGTGGTTCGAACCTGGATCAGAAGTAGACCTAGTTATGGATCCACGCAAGAAATTAGATATGAGAGCTTCTTCGGTTAAGACAATCTATGCTTTTAACATCCTAGGTCTTGCAGAACCACACGAAGTTGTACCGATGATAAAAAACTTCTTCGATATCCTAGAACCAGAAGGAGAATTATATATAATCGAGCATGATTTCGATTATATAAATAGAGCGTATCTTGGAGGAGATTTATCGCTCGAAGAGTTTAATAGAGACTTCAGAAGAAAGACATATTTTAATTCGATAGATATAGTTACATTGCTAGGAAGCGCTGGATTCCCCGAGAAAGATCAACGATCGTGGTTTGATGGGATTCAATTCAAAAAAGAGCATTACGAAGTAATAGTATCTGCTAAAAAATCTAAAAAATAACTATGCCAGAAATAAAACCAATGAAAACAATAAAATTCGCTGGGGCAGATGGACCAACAGAACAAGTTCAAACACAGAAAAAAGATGTCACAGAAGTAGATCCAACAAAGATAGAATTCAATAAGGAGTTAAAAACAGTATTATTTGTAATTAGAGATAAAGGAGGTTGCGGTTTTTATAGATGCGTACAGCCAGCCTCATTTCTAAGAACAATGGGACTAATGAACACGATCACGGATTTCAAGACAACAACTAGAGAACACATAATTCAAGCTGATTTAGTTGTATTTCAAGAAACTGGATCTAGTGCATCGATTGAGGCAATGAATTTTGCAATAGAGAATAAGAAACCAGTAGTAGTAGAGTGTGATGATTTTCTTTATAAAGTATCACCAAACAATGAAGGCGGTTATGGTGCATGGAACCCAGGAACATTATTTATACATAGATTTACAAAACAGGTTTTAGCTGCGTCAGCCGTAACTGTTTCTACTCCACAATTAGCCAGAGAACTATTCACGCGTAATAAAAACATATACGTTCTTCCTAATTTCTTAAATGAAAGTAACTGGGAGCAACAACTAACCAAAAAAAGCGATGGATATATTAGGATCGGATGGGCAGGAGGAAACGCTCACATTGATGACCTTAAAATGATTTCAAAAGTAATTGAGAAAATTGTTAGAGAATATAAAGGCAAAATAAAGTTTGAGACGATGGGAATGGTTAAGCACGAACTAAAAGGAGTATTTGACGGATTAGAAGAATTTCATGATAATTGCCCACAGTGTGGATATCAGGGAGATTCTGTGACATGGATGGGAGAGTCTATTGACAATTATCCAGTTGTATTAGCAAGTCATGGATGGGATATTGCCTTAGCTCCAGTAGTAAATGAATCATTCGGTAACTGTAAGTCAGACCTGAAGTTGAGAGAATATTCAGCCATTGGATATCCTATAGTTGCATCAGACGTTGTTCCTTACTCAGAGGCCAAAGATGACGGGTGCGATGTATTGTTAGCAAAAAGCTTTGATGAGTGGTATAATCATATCAAGGATCTGGTCGAAAATCCTAAAAAAAGGCAAGACATCGTAAGGAGAAATAAGAATTGGATCTCCAGTAAATGGATTGCCGATAACATTAATTTATATCATGACGCATATATGCAAATTATACAGCGCTATGAAAGATTAAATAATATAAAAAAATGAGTGTATTAAAAGAAGTCACAGTAAGTGCAGCGGTAGGCAAACAGGTTTTCACATCAGCTCAACCACAGGTGGTCGAGAGCGTGAGTTTGAAAGCAGTTTCAGCGTGTACCGTTACCATTAGGGATGGCTATGCCTCGGGTGATGTAGTCATAGAAATGATTGGAGCGTCTGGAACGTCAATCCAGCACCAATTTGAAGGGATAAGATTTGATAAAGGAATGCACGTCAAGGTGATAGGAACGAATGGCAAGTGCTATCTAGAGTTAAACTAATAAAGGTCGATTAAAAACATATTTGTAACGAAGGGGAAAAAACATGGCCGCAACATTTACATGGGCGCAAAGATATGGTTCTGGCGCAGGTACAAATTCCGACTTAGGAATTTCAGGTAATCTGTTCAACTTCAAAAGAGCAGATGATGCCACCGCCGCAAACTATTCTGCAAACCCAATCACTGCCGGTGACAAGAGTTATGAAGTTTGGTTGAGAGCAAAATTTACTGGAACATTTAATCAGATTGACAATGTTCAGTTCTGGCGTTCTACCAACTTCTCTCCAGCAACAGGTTTAGATATCCAGTGGGCGCCAGCGACACCAAGCGCGTACACAGCACCAGTAACTGGCGCAGGAGTATGTGTGTCAGCAATCCCAACGTCTGATCCAGGAACAGCTAATATCAGATGTCGTGGTGGGCTTGCAAGTGGTTTAGTTGCATCAGGATATTCCGATTATATTCCTTTGCAATTAGTAACTACCTCGGCCGCAGCCGCAGGCGATACCAGCTTAGCAGTGTTCACAATGAACTACGACGAAAGCTAACATAAATTAGAATGGTAAAAAAAATGGTTAGGTTTCAATACAATGTAGCCAGAGAGATACCACTCTCAACCATCTAATTATTTCAATTATATGGATATACAAAATACAAGCATAGACAAACTATTACAAACTCGTCAAAACGGGATGTATGATTATTCAAATTCGACAAAACAGCTCATAGATCTTGGAGTTAAAATAGGAAAACAAAGTACCGGAGAGATAATGATCCCGGAATCATTTAATAAATACCTAAAAGAATTCAACTTATCTAATCTAGAATTTGAATGGATAGTAGAATACAAGGATGGTAAGTCCTTGAAACAATTCGACGACGGAGCAATTCATAATTTCTCTCACATAGATTTAGAAAACGTAAAGTCAGTTTCATATATATCAAATTTCGTATGGCCCACAGATAATGAAGAAAAAAGGGTTATAGTAAAACTTGATATGAATACTGGCTTATTTAGTTTTCTTAATGGATATGCTTCACAAGAAGTAAAAGCCGAGTGTTGCATCAATGAAATAAATAGCGATAAAAAGCTAATATTATTTACAAGAAAAAGAATTGGGTCAACACATGGTAGCGCAAACAACGAGATCAAGGAATTTGTAGACATGCTAGATGAATTTACATTTTATAATAGGTTTGTGCTTGGATATGAAACTCAAGACAAAAAGAAGATAGCAGTTATCATAGAGCCAAATGGTAATATAAAATTATTCGATAAATAAATATGATTCACTGGAAAGAGGGACTACATAAAGAATTAATCCCATTTGGTATATGGGGATTGGCAGTGATAATTTTATTAGTATTGATTTACTTAAAATAACATGGCATGGCTTGGCACATACGCACATAGAGTTAAAGTAACAGCGTCTAATACAAACATAGATGCTGACCAAACGCACTTTCCTTTATTACTTACCCTAGGAACTTCAGTAGGAACTGGCAATAATGATGTGAGTTTTGTTTTTGACGAGCTTACAAGTGATGCGAATAGGTTAAAGATAGCAGTAACGAAAACTGATGGGACAACAGAGCTTTATGTAGAAATAGAGAAGTGGGATGATGCTAACGAAACTGCTGTACTTTGGGTATCTAAAAGTGATTGGGTATTAGACGCAGACGCAAACACAGAAGTATACTTATATTACGATTCTGCTCATGCAGACAATACTGATAGGGTAGGAGATGTGGGAAGTAGAACAGAGGTG